GGATCCGGGTGAGCGGGCAAAGGCGATGGAAGTGCCGAAGCCGCCGCCGCAACTCGACGGTCAGGGCGAACTGTTTGAGGAACTGATGTGATGACTACGGGACAGCCCCTGACGCAGAGCCTCATGCCGCCCGTCCACGATCTGATGACAGCGACGGCAGAGCGCCGTCACATTCTCGCGCCGGTTGTCGGTTGCATCGTCGTTGATGTGGTGCCAGTCCAGCGGCTTGCACTGGCCGCACCGCTCGCATCTGACCGGCTTGACGAACATGCTGTTCGCCTGCCCGCGGCCGACGTGTGGATTCTTAGGCTGCTTCCGCGGCCGGGGCTTCTCGGGCACGCCAAAATGGGCCCGGCTCACAGCCTGCTTGACGTGCTCAGGCCGGACCGTCCCCGCGATCGGGTTGCGGTCGCCCTTGAACCGGCAGGCGAGGCAGTAGGTGGCTTGCGCGCTGACCGGCGTACCGCAGTCGGCACACGCCCGAGAACGCAGGCAATCCCGGCACCTAGACCCCACGCCACGCGGCCGGTCGCTGCGCTTCGGAAACGCATCAAGAGGCTTGTCCAGGCCGCACTTACTGCATCTCGCCGTCATGCGACCAGTCTACCGGAATGCCACCTGACACGCCCATGAACACGCCCTCACCCACAACAGCCCCGCCATCCGCTACATTGGCCCCACGCAATACAGTCGCGCCCGGAGGCAGGCCCCGGTGGACGTCATCGTCACCACCCCCGACACCGACCTGGACGGCGCCATCGTGGAACTGTACGAAGCAGGCGGCCACCTCCACGCCGAGGTCCGCATCCCCGCACCCCATGTGATACGGCACGCGACCTTCCACGACCTGACCCTCGACCCTCATTACACGCCGCCATGGCCTGGTGCCGGCATCCAGTCCGTCCGCCCAGCGGACTAGCCCGTGAAACGCATCAACCGGCCAGACGTCCGCCGCTGCGCCTCCGGCGAGTTACCACCATGCTCCCTCCCGCAGCTACACAGATCCCGCCGCTGACCTGCGTGGTCTGCGGCAAGAAGTTCCCCCACGGCGCAAGCAAGTTGTTCTGCTCCGTCATGTGCTGGCTAAGCAGGTACAGCTGACCATGCGCCCCTGCGGGTGTGACACCGACGTCCTCGTCTTCGGCCACAACTACTGCGTCCAGCAGGCGTGGCCCTACGGCAAGCACCTCACCTGCCAGTGCGACCGGTGCCCCTGCACCACCTGCCACAAGAGGGACGGCTGACCATGCCACGCTGGCTGATCTACCTCATCGCCATCCTCGTCGTCCTCGGCATCCTCATCCTGCTCGCCGAGCACGTCACGTTCCACGTCCACTGACTATGGGCCGCACGCCAGTAGCGGGCAGAAGCGGCCGCCCCTGGCGCCGCAACCGCGCACTCGTCCTCCGCACATCAACCACCTGCTGGCTATGCGGCCACGACGGCGCCGACAGCGCTGACCACCTCGTGCCACGGGCCCTCCTGCTCGCCACCGGTCAGACCCACCTGCTGAACGCCGTCTCCAACCTGGCACCAGCACACCACCAGCCATGCCCCACCTGCGGGCAGCGGTGCAACCGCAAACGTGGGACGGGCCAGCCCAAACGCAGACAGGCCAGCGCGTCGAGGGTGTGGTGAGCCATCCACCATGCAGGGGATGGGGATGGCATGGCCGGCTGACCGGTCACCCTGGGTGGCTGGCCACTCCTGCACACGCTTGCGACCATCCAGCACTGTCGGTCACCCCATTGCCGAACTGTGTTCGACTTCAGGGTGGTGACCTGGTTCTTTTCTAGCTCCTGGGTGACGTCCACTCCTACCCCTCCCCTATTTTGCGGGCAGACCTGATCGGGGGGGGCATGTGACAACGCGCAGGCGGCGCGGCCGGGTTGAACTCGCGATCGCGCGGAGTTTGCGGGAGATCGGTGAGCTTCCCCGCGGTTTGGGTGGCCTGGCGGAGGCTGCGCTGACTTTGGCGAAGGCTCTGGATGATGGCGCTGGCCTATCGACGGCTGCCGTGGCCCGTGAGCTGCGGGCGACGTTGACGGAACTGGCGAAGGGTGGTGGGCGCGACGACGGCCCCGACCCGATCGAGGAACTGGTCCGCCAGCTCTCAGCGCCGCTGCCCGCCGAGGTGGGCGACTCCGAGGAGGGTTGACCGGCCGACGCTGGGTGGCCGGGCCGCGGCTGTGGCGCAGCAGTTGGGGACGCCGTTTATGCCGTGGCAGCGGCAGGTCGCGGATGTGGCGCTTGAGGTGGACCCGGTGACGGGGCGGCTGGCGTATCGCGAGGTGACGCTGACGGTGCCGCGGCAGTCGGGGAAGACGACGCTGATCCTCGCCCTGGCGGTGCACCGGGCGCTGGCGCTGGGCCCGGCGCGGATCGTGTATACGGCTCAGACGCGGCTGGACGCGCGGAAGAAGTGGGAGGATGACCAGCTCCCGATCCTGGCGAATTCGCCGTTTGGGCCGCCGCTTGATGAGGGTGGCCGGTTCTACCGGGTGCGGAAGACGACCGGCAACGAGTCGGTGATCTTCGCCAATGGCTCCCATTACGGGATCATGTCGGTGACGAAGAAGTCTGGTCACGGGCCGACGGTGGATGTGGCGTTCATCGATGAGGCGTTCGCGCAGGAAGACGCGCGGCTGGAGCAGGCGACGAAGCCGTCGATGATCACCCGTGAGCAGCCGCAGATGTGGATCGTGTCCACTGCGGGTGACGATTCGTCGCTGTTCCTGCGGGAGAAGGTAGACGCTGGCCGCGCCCGCGCGGAGGCGGGTGCGACGTCGGGCGCGGCGTACTTTGACTGGTCAGCGCCCGATAAGGCTGACCCGGCGGATGAAGAGACTTGGTGGGCGTGCATGCCTGCGCTCGGCCGGACGGTGAGTGTTGAGGCGATGCGCGCGGATTTCGCGTTGATGCCGTTGCGGGAGTTCCGCCGGGCGTACCTGAATCAGTGGCTGGATACGATCCCGGATGAGTGGCTGGTGATCCCGCGGGAGTCGTGGGAGGCGCTGCGCGCGGATCCGGTCGCGCATGGCGAGGTGTCGCTGGCGGTGGACGCGGCGCCGCGGAAGATCGCGGGGACGATCGCGGCGGCGTGGCGCCGCCCGGACGGGTGCATGGATGTGGAGATCATCGAGCACCGGGGCGGGGTGTCGTGGCTTCCGAAGCGGCTGGCGGAGATTGTGCAGGCTCACCGGCCGATCGCGACGGTGATTGACCCGGCTAGCCCGGCGGGGTCGATGATCGATGAGATCGAGTCGCTGGGTGTTGAGGTGACGAAGCCGACGATGCGTGAGGTCGCGCAGGGGTGCGGCCGGTTCTTCAACATGGTGATGGATTCGCGGACGCTGCGCCACGGCGGCGACCCGGACCTGACCGCCGCGGTCGCTGGGGCTGTGCGGCGGGATCTGGGTGATGCGTGGGCGTGGGCCCGGAAGGCGACCAACATCGATATCAGCCCGCTGGTGGGTGTGACGCTGGCGGCGTGGGCGCATGACCGGTACGCCACCCGCAAGGCCCCCTACAACATCTTGAGGAGCGTCGGGTGACCACGATTCAGCTGCCGGTCGCGGAGATCACCGCGCAAGCCCGCCAGGTCCGCCCCGCCGCTGCGGCGGTGAACCTCGCCGCGTTCCTGCTGATCTGGGTGGGGCGTCTCCTCGGCTATGCGTGGCTGATCCCGGTGTGGTGTTTCCTGGCGGTGCGCACCGGGTGGCATGACGTGCATCCGAAGGTGAGTAGTGAAGTCCGCCCAGCGGGTTAACACGGCGCTGACGGAACGCCGCGCCCTCGGCGGGGTGCCGTGGCGCCCGTGGGATAGTCCCCTGTTCCGCTTCGACGCCGGCGGCCCCCTGCACCCGTCGCGGTCCGGTGTCAGCGGCCAGGATGGTGCGCTGCGCCTCGCCCCCGTCTATGCGTGTGTGCGGATCATCGCCGAAGGTGTCGCGAAACTGCCGGTCAACCAGTACCGCGACACCGGCAGCCGCCCTATCAAACTGCCGCCGGGGCAGTTGCTGGCGAAACCGTCGGCGTATCTGCGGCCGTTCGACTGGAAGGTCGTCGGCCTCACGTCGGCGCTGCTCCACGGCATGGGTTACGGATACATAACGGCCCGCGACGGCTACGGCTACCCAACGTCGGTGGAGTGGCTTCCGCCGGCGCTGATGCAGGTGATCGACTCGCAGCCGTTCAACCCGGCAGCGGCCAGGTTCTTCTACGCCGGCCGCCCGGTCGCACGCGATGACCTGTGGATCGTCCGGGGCCTGTCCGTCGCCGGGCAGACCGAAGCGATCTCACCGCTGCGCGCGTTCCAGATGCTGATCGAAGCCGGCCACGAGGCCCTCGCGTACGGGTCGGACTGGTACAAGAGCGGCGGGTTCCCGCCGGGGACGTTCCAGAACACCGCGTACGAGGTGGAGGACGAGCAGTCGGCGGAGATCAAGGCGAAGCTCGTCAGGGCGCAGCGGCGGCGTGAACCGCTGGTGTTCGGCCGCGACTGGACGTACACACCGATCACGGTGCCGCCGGATCAGGCGCAGTTCATCAACGCGCAGCAGCTGACCGCGACGCAGGTCGCCGCGGTTTACGGCGTCCCACCGGAACGGGTCAGCGGCAGCCGCGGCGACAACCTGCACTATTCCTCGGATGAGCAGTCGTCTATTTCGCTGATCACCGAGACGCTCGACCCGTGGCTCGTCAGGTTTGAGGAGGCGTTCGGCGAATCGCTGCCGGTGCAGCAGTACGCCCAGTTCGACCGCGACGCCCGGATCCGCCATGACATCACGACGCGGTACAACGTGTACCGGACGGCGCGGGACATCGGGACGCTGAACGTGAACGAGGTCCGCGAGTTCGAAGGTAAGGAGCCGCTGCCGAAGCCGACCGACCCGACCGACTATGACGGGGCGGATTTCACGCCGCTGCAGATTCAGGTGGCGGCGGCGCGTGGCCTGAAGGAAGAGCTCGGCGTGGGTGCCAGCGGGGTGGAGCTGAACCCGCAGCAGGCGAAGACGCCGGCGCCGGCTGCCCCGCCGGTGGCCCCGGTGAAGCCGGCGCCGGTCCCGGCAGCGAACGGCAATGGCCGAGCCCACTGACCCGGGCTGGCCGGACATGGCCACCCTCGTCGCCCGCACCGCCGAGACGCCGGTCGCCTCGACGGTGCATGAACCGTTCGGGTCGCCCGCCGGGCCGGGGCTGTTCCACGTCAAGGGCCTCCAGTTGCCGGCGTATGTGCAGCATGTCGCCCACCACCTGGTGGCGCAGGGACGCCCGGAGTCGAAGGCGATCCAGATGGCGATCGGGATTGTGAAGAACTGGGCCGCTGGTCACGACGGGCACGGCAACGCGGTTCACCCGGACGTGCAGGCCGCAGCCGTCAAAGCGGTAGCGGAGTGGGAAGCGGCAAAAGCCGCAGCATCCAAGGGACGGCACTGATGGCGAAGGCACCCTACGGGGACGTCCCTTACGGCGACCCGGGCTACCTCGACGCAGACGGCAATCAGGCATCCAAGTCGGGCAAGCCGGGTGTCAAGCGGTACCCGCTGAGCGCGGACAAGGTGAAGGCCGCCTGGTCGTACATCAACCAGGGGAAGAACGCCGGCCAGTACACCCCGGACCAGTTGAAGTCGATCAAGGGACGGATTAAGGCAGCCATGACGAAGCACGGGCACCAGGTGAGCGACGACAGCGGCCGCGCGTTCGGCAAGCCCCCGGGCGGTGGCTGGGACGGATATCAGATCGAGCGGCGCTACACCGCCGTAGCCACTGAGCTGCGTTCAGTGGCAGAAGGCCAGCGAATCGCCGGGTATGCATCCGTGTTCGGGCAGCCCAGCCGCAATCTCGGCGGGTTCATCGAGATCGTCGGCTCTGGCGCGTTCAATCAGGCGCGCTCCCTGGGCTGGCCTAACGTCGTCTGCCGCTATAACCACGACGCCAACATGGTCCTCGGCACCACGGCCGGGCGCACGCTGCAGCTGCAGGTCGACAAGGTGGGCCTGGATTACGAGGTCCTACCCCCGCAGTCGCGGCAGGACATCCTCGAACTGGTGGAGCGCGGCGATGTCCAGCATTCCAGCTTCGCCTTCCGTGTCCCTTCCGGCGGCGATGAGTGGACCACTACCCGTGACACCAACTACCCGCTCCGCACCCTGCACGAGGTGCAACTGGTGGATGTAGCTCCGGTTTTGGATCCCGCCTACCCGGATGCCACTGCTGGCCTGCGGTCCCTCGCGGCGGCGATGGACGCCGACCTGGAAGAGGTGCGGTCGATGGCCGCCGCCGACGAACTGCGCCAGTTCTTCGTCCGGACCGACCGGCCCAGCTTCCAGCCGCCGAAGCCGAAGGTCACCGGTGCCGCAGCGATGATGCGGCTGATGGAGAAGAAGTTCCCCGAGCTCAGCGAGTAAGACCCCGCGCGGGCAGGACACGTAGCCACCCGCGCTCAGCACCATCCCCTTCACCGGGCCGCAGGCACGTCAACCACGGCCAATGCCACCACAAACTGACAGGAGCATGGCCGTGGCCAGCAGCGTCGCCGAGGACCTGAAGAACAGGCGCCTCAACATCTGGAACGAAGCGAAGGCGATCATCGAGGACGCCGCCAACGAGAACCGGGACATGAGCCCCGAAGAGCAGGGCC